ACAAGCAAGGATGAATCTTAAATATAGTGAGTTAGAGATAGTAAAGGAGGTATAACAAATGAAGTACAATTATCCAGTAGAAAATAATAATCCTTTAAAGGCTGGTGTTTTGGCTGGTAACAAGGTTGTCTTTGGTGACTTTTCTCAGTATGCCGTTTTTCCAGTACATACACGACATGAGTCTGTTTCCTGGTTTGTTGTCAATGTTGAGGTTATGGATGAACTAGGATTGCCTGCAGTGATTCGGCAGGAAGATTCTTTTGAGGAAGCAATAAAGGATTTAGTGTAAAATAAATAAGGAGGGTAATAATATGAGTGATTATAAGGTAAATGATCCTGTTATTGTTTCTACAAAGTATGGTGTTCATTTGGATAAAGTGGTGTTAATAACTCCCGCTGGGAATATTAAGACAGAAAAGAGTGGATTGTATTATCCTGACGGTTATGAGAGAACTTCTAACCCTTGGCGTAGAAATACTATAAGGAAGGCTTCTGAACAGGATATCAATGAGGTTAAAAGGAGACAGATTGTTCGTATTCTTAGAAATAGTGTAAACTATGAGAATATGAGTTTAACATCTTTGCAATCTCTCTTGAAACTGATAAGGGAGGAACAGGACACAAACCCCAAAGTAGAAATTATAGGTACTAAGCAGGGGTATTGATTATATGAAAATCTATAGAATAGGTTTTACAGGTACAAGGGAAGGATTGACGGAAGAACAGAAAAAAGCTCTTAGAACATTCTTACAGAACCAATTTCTTCATATAACAAAAGAAGGTCATTTTCATCATGGAGATTGTATTGGAGCGGATGAACAGGCCTCTTTTATTGCGAGAGAAGTTGGTTTTTCGATATACGGACATCCTCCCATAAATCCTAAGTATAGAGCTTACTTTGATAATGATGTTGAGTTTGAATCAAAAGAATATCTCGTCAGGAATCATGACATTGTTGATAGTACTTCTCTTTTGGTCGCTTGTCCAAAGAGAGATTTAGAAGAGTGGAGGTCTGGCTCCTGGGCCACTATTAGATATGCACACAAAATTAAGAAAGAGACAAAGATAATTTTTCCTAATGGAAGGATTTCCTCTTATCCATTTAAGTCTGCAATAGATAGAATCAACGAAGATCTCTAAACCTGCCCAAAAAAAGAGAGGGGTAACACCCTCTCTAAACCCTCTTATTTCCTCATTCTAAAATCTTTTAAAGAATTTTTAAATTTTTTACTTGACTTTTATTATGTTTTTGTTTACATAATAATTCTCAGGAGGATTACTGTATGAAACTTAAAGTTAAAGTTGATACTATTGAGGGAATGGATGCATCAATTGCTGGTTTGTATGAAAAGGGTGATGATGGAAAGTATTATCTTAGTCTTGACGGATATGACCATGAGGCACCTACCAAGATTAAAGAGTTTCGACAGAACAACATTGACCTTCAGAAGAAGGTAAAGGAATTTGAGGATAAGTATAAAGACATCGACCTTGACAAGTACAAGGAGCTTATTGCAAAGGAACAGCAGATGCGGGAAAAGAAGCTTCTTGAAGAGGGTGATATTGATAAACTGGTTGAAGAGAAGACAGAGCGTATGCGACAGGATTATGAAGGTCGTGTTGAACGTCTTGAGTCAAATAACAAGGAACTTCAGGATAAAGCAGAAAAAGCTCAGAAACGTCTCAAGGAAGTACTCATTGATTCCGAAATCACCAAAGCTGTTCTTTCTATTTCCCAGCCGAGACAGAATGCCATGCAGCTTATCCTTTCTCTTGGCAGGGAAACATGGGATCTCAATGATGATGGAAACCCTGTTCCCACGAAAGGCGGTAAACTTCTGTATGGCAAGGATGGTAAGACTCTGATGACCTTTGAGGAGTGGGTTGAGACTGTTACTATTGACAGACCCTTCCTGTTTGAAACTGTTCGGGGAGCAGAAACAAAGGGTAGTCAGAAGAAGACTATTACGGGAGGAACAGCAGCAGAATTGATGGACATGGATGCTGGTGCCAGATTGGAAAGGATGTTTACTACTGGTGCCGGAATCCGCAAACAGTAGACCACAAAAGCATGAAATATAGAGGGGTTGCACACTCGGAGAGTTAAGCAACAGATTCGGTGCCTGGGAAACCAGGAAGAAACAAAAGGTAACAAGCTTATTTAAGCGGTGCTTATTTAAGCGGTCCCGGTGGGACTAGATCGTTTTTATAAACGGTTTCGTCCTGTTAGGACCGCTTTTTTATTAGATCCTACCGGGACACCAAAAGAAAAAACATAATGAAAGGTTAAGGAGGAAAGAAAATATGCTTACACTTATAGAGGCCAGTAAGCTTTCAGCAAACGCAGGAGATCTGTATACAGCAACCATTATGGAACTGTATGCTAAGAATTCTGAACCTCTGAGAGTTCTGCCTTTGAAGAACATCCCGGGCAATACTTACAAGTTTAATCGTGAAGATGAGCTTCCTGATGTTGACTTCAGGGGAGTAAATGAGGCGTGGGATGAGAGCACTGGGGAAGTTGGGACTATGGTTGATACTCTTGCCATTGGTGGTGGAGACCTTGATGTTGACAAGTTCATTACCGCCACTGAGGGCATGGGAACCAGGGCTGCTCAGATACAGATGAAGGTTAAGGCACTTTCTTTGTACATTACCAAGACCATTATCAAAGGTGATGTTGCTTCTAATAAGAGATCCTTCAATGGTCTTCAGGTCCGTATGACAGGCGATCAGATAATTAAGAACTCTACGGCTGCTTCTGGTGCTGGACTGTCTTTGAAGAAACTTGATGAACTTATTGATCAGGTGGATGAACCCACTCATCTGTTCATGAACAAGGGTATGCGCCGAATCCTTACGGAGGCTGCTCGGTTGTACACTGTTGGTGGATACATTACTTATACCAAGGATGAATTTGGCCGCAGAGTTACCCAGTACAATGACCTTCCCATTATCATTGTAGATAAGGATAACAAGAATATGGACATTCTTCCCTGGACTGAGGCTGCCGATTCTGGTTCTAGTGTCTGTGCTTCTATTTACTGCATTAGCACTTCTGCTAATGGTGTTGCCCTTCTTCAGAATGGGGACATGCAGGTAACTGACCTTGGTGAGATTGATGCAGAGCCGAAGTACAGGACTCGTGTTGAATGGTATGTTGGTCTTACTGTTCAGCGGGAACTTTCTGCAGCTCGTCTGAAGAATATTCAGAACACTACTCCTGTTTCTTAATAGTGCAGATAGATAAATAAGGTGTGTTCTAAAAAGAGATCATTAAGGAGGATCTAAGATATGATGAGGCAGAAGATTTTTGATGCACTGTTGGAAATGAAGTCAAGTTCCACAGTAAAGACTAGTGCACTGGCAACAGTGAATGGATCTGTCGTTACTTGGGATACTGGTGGTGGGTATACTATAGCAGCTCTGGTGGTTGATATTGTTTCTCTTACAGAGGCAATTCAGGCTTCTGATAATCAGGGTATATCCATTCAGGTAAGAGGTCGTGCAAGTGCTGCTTCTTCCGGAGTAGATGGAGAGGTTATTCTTGCTCAGTTGGATCTTGGATATAATGGTGTGGAAGCTCATGGAATTGGTACTAGGAAGAATGCTTCTGTTGCAACTCCTGCTGCTGGTGACAGATATGTTCTTCCGTTCACGAATGAGTATCGTGATACCATTTATCGCTATATCAATGTGAGACATGAGTTTGATGGTACTGTTTCCACTGGTATAGATTATACTGCTTTCATCACTAAGCTGTAACGGAGGTATCCTATGATTAAGTCGGGGCAGGATATCAAAATTACAGCTTGTATGATGGTAAAGAATGAAGAAGAAATGCTTCCCAGATGTCTCACGTCCATCAAGGATCTGGTGGATGAAATAGTAGTAGTCGATACGGGCTCCGAAGATAAAACTATAGAGATAGCAGAATCTTTCGGAGCCCGTATCTACCATCATCCTTGGGAAAACAATTTTTCCACTCACAGAAACCAGTCCATCTCCTATGCAACAGGAGATTGGATTTTCATAATTGATGCTGATGAAGAATTGAAAATACCCCAAGGTAGTTCCTTTGAAAAGTTTAGAGGCTGGTTGGCAAACATGCCTGAAACTAGTAATGCAGCAGCCATTCAGTTACATGACAGGCAGAATGATGCTACTGTAATGAAAATGAACACGGCCCGATTTTTTAGAAAGGGTTGTATTCATTATACAGGAGAAGTTCATAACCAGCCTCAAGTCAAAGGCAAGGGTCAGGGTTATTTTTGCCCTCTTCTTTACCTGTTCCACTATGGATATGGTTTATCAGCGGAGAAGATGGATAAGAAAGAAGAGAGAACAAAATCCCTTCTTTTAGATCAACTCAAAAAGAATCCAAACTCGTACACATCCTATTTCTACCTTTCCCAGTTATCAGCTACAAGAGGACATTCTCAGGAATGTGTCAACTATGGGGAAGAGTATCTTAAACATAAGGGTGAGTTGGCAGAGAATTTCAATAAATCAGTCTATTACACAGTTATTTGCCATTATAGGAAGCTAGGTAATAGAATAAAGGCAGAGCAGTGGTTAGATATGGCTTTAGCGGAACTGCCTAATGATTTGGATATTTTCTTTGCCTTGATAGAGTTTGGTCTGTGGACAATGGATGTGGATAAGGTAATTGTAGGAGGACACAAGTATTTAAAACTCTACAATGAGATCCAAATGAATCCTGCATCCCGACAGAATAGGTTTATGTATTCTAACACTCCTGAAGCCCTTGCCTGGGTTGTGTCAAAGTTGGTTATAACTCAGCTTTCAGATGGTTTTAATGTGTTTGAAATCCTCAAAGAAGTATTCCCTAAAATTAAACCGGATCTGGCAAAAGGTTTGTTGGATGAAACAAATGAGTCACTGAAAAAATATGGATTACAGATGAGTATGAACACGCCTGAGAATAAGATTATTGAACCATCAACAAGAAAAAGACCCGTCAGTTTTCCAAACGAAAAATTAATGAAGCACTTGGAGGCTTAAAATGGCAAAAACGACTGAAAAGAAAAAGGTGAAGGGACCTCAGTTTTACAGGCTGTATGATAGGGAAGGAAGGACAGTTGATCTTATTCATCCGGTGGATGTAAGGGAACATCTACACACCGGAAATTGGTCTTTTGATCCTCCCAAGGGTGTCGAAGTACAGGAACCTCCGAAGCCTGTTGCGGAAGAGATTGAAGAAGAGAACCAGGAAGAAGAGGAAACCCCAATTCTTCCTCAGGTAGAAGAGTCCAATGATGTCAAGAGTAAGAGGGTCCGAAGATAAAATGACAATTTGTGGATTGACATTGTGTATTGTGTCCTGGTGAAAGGCAACAGAGAAGGCTGTTGGACCTTTCCTCAATATGCCAGGAGGTTTTTCTAACTCCTACAACAGGGAGTAGAATCATGAAAGTTAAAATACCATATCTCATAATGTTTGCTATCGTGTTGGTGTTCATATTGGAGTTAATGGCAATGACACTGGGAATGAATGGTCAGTGTATGAGAATGGCAGTAGGTTCCATCTGTACAATGGCCGGTTTCTTAGGTGGTTGGGGTATTAAGAAGGCAATAAAGAAACAGGAAGGTGAAACATGAGTAACGATAAAACAAAAGAGGAACTGAAAAGGGTTGGTGAGAGGATTCTTGATGAAACTCTTACTCCTGAAGAGAAGGCAATGACTAGTAAAGCTGGAAGAGAGGAAGTTGCTGTTCAGGTGAGTGTTGGTTTCTTGAGAAAGTTCATTGATGCTTTTAAGAGTTTCTTTGGGATCAGGTGATTAAATGAGCACAGTAATTCTCCAAGCAGGAGACATAGTATTTACACGTTCTCCTAGATTACTCGGCAAACTCATAAGGGTTTGTACAAGAACATTTGGAGAAGCAAGAACAAAGGTTAATCATGTTGGTGGTATTGTGAAGGGTGGAAGCATCACTCATGCAGTGATTGTGGAAGCTCTTCACAAAGTAGTTAGAAGAAGTTTATGGGTAGCATATGGTCCTCCCAGTGATGATGAAGTGTGTGTTTACAGATACAAGCATATTACAGAAGAACAAAGGAAGATCATAGTTGAGACAAGAGAGTCATACGTGGGCAAAGATTACGGGTATTTGAAACTTGTTACACACTTCTTTGATTGGATGCTTCTTGGCTCATATGTTTTTAGACGTTTAACCAATGATGATAACTATCCAATTTGCTCATGGACAGAAGAACATGCTTACAGGAAAGCTGGAATAGATTTTGGTAAGTGTGCTTCTCCTGATGATATATGGGATTATGTGACTGAAAAAGATAAGGATAACTGGATATGTGTATATCCACTGAGGAAGCTCAGATAAGGAGGAAAGCAATGAAGATTGATACCTTGTTACAGTCTGCTTATAAAGGAAGGATTGCAGCAGTTCTGTTAGGTGTGTTGAGTTTGGTATTGAGAGCATATGGATATGATCTTTCTGATGAAGAGGTCAAACTCCTTGTTGATTCAGGTTCTGTGATCTTTGGAGCTGGTTCTGTTGTTTTTGCCCTGTTTTCTAAGATAAGGGAATCTTTGAAAGGGAATGTAGTAAAAATCCTGCTCCCGTTCCTTTTCATTTGTCCTTTCTTGTTTACCGGGATTGCTCAGGCTGAAATGAAAAATATACTTCCTACTGTTAGTTGGGATGGTAAGGATTCTGCTGGGAATACAGAAGGGTCACTTCCCGTTACAATTACTTTATATGAGGCAATTTCTGATACAGTATTATCACAAGCTTTTGTGAATGGCTCAGTAGTTGATTTTAACATGCCTGTATTTAGTATTGATGTTGTTGATAATCAAACCACATCACTCTCTGTGTATGCTACGGCAGCAGATTCAGCAGGAAATACTTCTCCAAGATCACAGATATATCATTTCTACTTTGAGGGAAAGGATACTATAGCCCCTGGAGTTCCTGTTCTGAAAATTATTGCTGATGGGGTTACTATTTCTATTGAGGGTGAGTAATCTTTCAGGAGGATAAGATGAGGAAAACAACCCTTCTTTTGACAATGCTGTTCCTGGGCTTGTTTGGAACAGTTCACGCCGCAGACTCGGGAACACCTTCTGAAACCCCGACTTATTCAGGAAGAGGTATAGGAAGAGGAATTACAAGGGGAGTTATGAGATGAAAAAAACCTCAGTTATATTCTCACTGCTTTGTTTCTGCCTGCTGCCGTCTATTCTCCTGGGAGTGGAGCTGGTCCGACAGAAGAACACTGCGACCATCATCGCGTTCCCGATCGTTGACGCCGACGGTGATTATGTGTCGGGCGCTACGGGGCTCGACAGCGAGATAGATGCCTGGTCCGATACGGTCGCGCCGAACGGGTTTACCGACTGCACAAACGAGGCTATCGAGATTGGTTCGTCAGGCTGGTATCACCTCTCACTCACTCAGGCGGAAATGAATAATGATTACATTGTGATTCAGACAAAGACCTCAACCAGCGGGGCGAAGTCTCAGGGTATTTTGATACGAACAATGGTTGGAGATCCACTGAATATGGCAACTACCAGCGATGGGGGAACGACATTCGATCCAGAATCGGACATCCTCGAAGGAACACTATCTTTTGCCGCTGCCTGGAGATTAATGGGAGCTTCTTTATTTGGAGATGTGGAAAATTCTGGAACTACTTATTATTTCAGGGATGTTGCTGATAGTAAAGCAAGAATAACTATTGATTTAAGTGGTTCCAACAGAAATACAATTAATTTGGACGGAGATTAATTATGTCCCTAATAAAAGAGACAGGATCTGGGGTAACAGGAGCAAATACTTATGTCACTGCAGATGATGTGGCAATCTATTGTTCTAATAGAGGTCTTACTGAATGGGCAGATAGTACTAATGCAACTGCTAAAGATCAGGCCATTTTAAGGGCAATGGATTACTATGAATCCCTTTCTTGGAAAGGCATTAAAGCTAATGATGAGAATGACTTGGAATGGCCCAGGTCAGGAGTTTTGGATAAAAACGGGTACTCTATTGATAGTGATGTAATTCCCACTCAGGTTCAGTATGGTTTATGCAGAGCCTCCTATGAAGAATTTAAGTCTCCTGGATGTTTGCTAAAGAATATGACAAAGGAAGATTTTGTTACTGAGAAAGAAATTGAAGGAGCTATCTCTAAAAAGTATCAGCCAGGAAAGGACAAAACAGTTTACTCGGCAATAATCGCTCATATAAGCCAGTTTGTGGATACTTTTAATGGTACTGTAACTGTTGTGAGGACATAGTATGGATTATGTATTTGAACAACTCTCTATTTATAATGAGTTTGCTGATTCCGGGGATGCTGATTCCGTATTAATTAGTATTAGCACCCTTGGAACATTCAATAACATGACAGATACATATGTGTCCTCTCTTAGTACATATTCGACCTTCTGCTTAATAGGAGAATGTAAGCAAGAAGACTGGGATGAGATAATGTTAGGGGATAAGGTACTCAAAATCCCCGCTTACGGACTACCTAGACTAGATGATTTAGAGGATAAAAAGCTGAAAATTACCCAAGGTGGAAAAGTGTTTACTCCTGCTCAAATAAAGATAATTGAACCGGGAGGAACAGCACTTTTATACATGATTCAGATAAGAAGATAAGGAGGTATTATTATGAGAGCAGCATTGGAGGCTCAGATACGAGCACTTACAAGACAGAATGAAGATCTTGCGAAACAGAATGAGGATTTGAAAAAGGAAAACGATCAATTGAAATCACAGGTAAAATCCTATCAGCAGAGTTTAGTAGATAATGCCAAGAAAAAGGGTGTGTTTAAAACTACTGAGGAAAAGTAATGGCTAAACTTGTTTTCACACAACAGAGAAACAGATTTGCAAAGAATGCAAAACAGTTCAATGAGGATCTTGTTAAACTGGGTTCTTTGATGGATCTGGATATAGAGACTTTTATTCGATCTGTTGTGTTAAGGGTTTTTAACTTTATTGTTTTGAACAGTCCCGTTGATACAGGAGCATATAGAGCCAGTCATGGAATCACAACGGGAGATCCTTCAGGAGGAATTGAAGGAGCACAAGGACCTTCAACTGAAAAAGGAGGTAGTGCTCAAATAAATGGTGAAAGAGCCCTTAAACTTTGTGAAGACAAGATTAATGGTTGGAGTTGGAAAATAGGAGATGGAGTTATAACCATTTTCAACAATCAACCATATGCTGAAATGCTTGACTTTGGTGGATATGGAAATGGTCCGAAAACTACAGGTGGATTTAGCTCTCAGGCTCCTAAAGGAATCTATACATTGGCAGTAGCTTCATTTGAACAAATTTTTCAGCAGGAATTGAAGAAATACAAGTGGAGGAGTGAGGGAGTATGACACTGAGTGATATAAGACTTCTTGTGGGAAATTATATTGATACTCTGTGGGAAGATAGGACTCCCATTAAAAGACCCAACCATAAATTCACTCCTCCTGAGATGTCTGGTTGGATAGAATATAGAATCCTCCCAGGACAGGCATTTGAAGGAGAGTTGAATGGTGGTGTTGGTGTACGAACAGGAGTTATCCAAGTCATAGTTTCCGTTCCGGTGGATACGGGAACGAAAGCAGCAGTTGATGATTGTGCTTTGCTGGAAGCAGGGCTCAGACATCAGGCATTAGTAACAAATGAAGGAAAAAGGTTGATAACAGGGGAATCTTATTCAAAGGAACTTGGACCGGACGGAGTCTGGTTTAAGTATGTTGTAACAGTGAGTTTCGATGCTTTTGTGGGTGACTGATAGAAAAATAGGAGGATTATAATGTCTACTAACAACATTGCTCTAGCAAAGGTTCAGCGGGTGTTTGCCGCTAAAGAACACACTAAAGGGAGTCTTACGTTTCCCTCAGGAACTGATTTTGTAAAACCTGCTGGAAACGCAGTGTTGAATCAGTCTCCCTCTTTTAGTGACTCTGAAGAGCTGTCAAACACATTGGATGTTCTGGACCAGTTTCAGGATGCGACCCCTCCGGGTGACTGGTCTCTAACGATGTATGCACGTCCTGGCGGTTTGGGGAGTGATCCTCAGGGAGCCGTTCTTTTTGAATCCCTGTTGGGTACTCGGGTTACTGGGTCAACAGCATCCCTTCATTTTGGAATTGCAGCTGATTCAACCCAGGCTTCTTACCGGAATCTTAGTGGTTCCCTTCCTGAGAAGGGTGTTATTCAGATTGGAACTGAATACATCTATTATGGAGGAATTACTGAGACCAATGCTACTCAGGGTGTGTTTACTAGTCTTTCAAGGGCGTATAGTGGTAGTGCTGCTGTACATGCTGCTCGGGCCAATATTACCCTCAAATCCATTTTCTTCAAGGAAGCAACCAAATCCTCTTCCTTCTCCCTTTGGATTGAAACGGATCACTTTATTCAGGGATTGTCTGGTTGTACTGCTTCCAGAGCAGTTATTGGAGTGGATAATCAGGGTGCTGTTGGTATTGATTTCTCCGGACAGGGTATGGAAATGGTCTGGGCTGGAACTTGTTCCCTTGCAAGTGATTTTTCTGCGGGAGCAACCACTATTAAGGTAGAGGATGCAAAACTGTATAGTGCCGGTTCCTATATTCAGAACTATACCCAGTCCATTAACAACAGCAATAAGGGGTTTGAGGTCATAAGTTCCAATGCTACCAATGATACTTTGCTTCTTGGTACTGCTATCACTGGCACTTGGGCTTCCGGAGATGTAATCAAAGGTTATCTGCCTCCTGAAACTCAGATTGGTACTGCTATTGAAGGTAAGGATACTGCAGTTGAATTCAACAATGTTTCCACTTCGTTTAGAAACTGTGACCTTACTATTAGCTGTCCGAAGCAGTACATCACTGATGAGGTAGGTACTATATTCCCGCAGGATTACATGGAGGATGTCCGGGAAATTACCTCTACCTTGGGTCTGTATTTTAGAGAGTCTGATGCCAAGTTCTTCCGGGATGGTTATGATGGGAACGAGATCCCTATTAAACTGACCTTTGGCAATACGGCTGGATACAAAATGGAATTGTTCATGAAGAAATGTCGTTTGCAGGTTCCCACTATCAATCCGGCCGCTCCTGCAATGGAACTTCAGATTCCTATGAAGGCTCTTGGCACGACTGGTGAAGATTCACTAGAAGTCTGTTTTAACTAAGATATGAGAATTGGCATGGATAGGTCAAAAGCCGAAAAGGATAGGTTGTTCCTGCCCCGACTATCCTATCCTTTCCATGCCTATATTTTTAAATTTAGAACAAAGGAGAAAGATGTATGAAGCTGAAAACGAAACCCACAGTTATTTGGATTAAGGTTAATGAGAGTGGTGATGTGACTAAGGTTGATGAGAATTATCAGATCAAAGAAGATGAATGCAAGATTAAGGTGAAAATCCTTAGCCCGAGTGAGTCCCATACTCTTCTTGAAGATTCTGTTGAAAAGGAATGGGACAGGAATCAGAGGTTTGAAAAGCCTAATTTCAACAAAATGCGAATCCTTCAGACACAGAGATCTTTCCTTGAGTGGGAGGGATTCAAAGATGATGAAGATAACCCCATTGCATGCACTGATAAATCCAAGGAACTTCTGTATGAGTGTAACAAGGAATGGGTGGATAAGGTTCATGCCGGTATTGCAAGGATAGAAAAAGATTTGCTTCTTCTTAAAGAGGATGGAAGAAAAAACTCACTGAGTGGACAAAGTGGAACCTCAGAGAAGGAGTAATCTCTTGCAAAGAGTGCAGACAACTATATGAACGAAATAATGACACACCTCCTTGCTGGGACTGTAAAAGACCCAAATTGTATCATGAAAATGAACTGGCTTGGAATATCTGGAGTATCTGTTCCAAGTATGCAAGGGGTGTGTCATTTTCAGATATTGCTGAAATAGTGATATCTGAAGTGAGAGCCCTTGTAATTGACTATGAAGGTACACTTGATGATTTTGAAAAGGTTCTTTTGATAGAAGAAACAGCACTCCCTCTTATAAGGGAGATTCAAAAGAACAGGCGGAAGGCAGAAGAACAGAAGAAAGAGTTCTTTGGCAATAATAGAAGACCCCAGGTCCCAAGAAAGAGACCAAGGAGAAAATAGATGCCTGGAGTAAGATTTGAATTTGATGTTGAAAGAGCATTACAGGCAAGCAAAGCTCTCAAATCAGATTTGAAGGGACTGGGTCTTCAGACTACCCAAACTGAGAAGGAAGTTAGAACTCTTGAAAAGAGGTTTCTAAGTGGTCTGGGTGCTGAACATGGGCAAAAGGCACTAGATAACATTCGTAAACATGCCAGTATGACCTCCCATGAGTTGGCTATGCTTCAGATAAAAGCCGGAAATGTTTCTGGAGCAATGTCAACTATGGGAGGTTCTGTTAAAGGGGCAATTTCTAGTCTAATGTCACTCCGTATGGCTGTTGCCGGACTGGGTCTTGGTTTCCTTGTACAGGATGTTATGAAGGTGGGTGCCAGTTTCCAACAGCAGATGGCCGTTGTTGCAGGAGTAATGCAGGCAACTCAGACAGAGTTTCAATCTCTTACAGATATTGCAAGAGAGATGGGAGAGAAAACTGAATGGTCCGCTTCTCAGGCTGCAGAAGGTTTGAAATTTCTTGGAATGGCGGGTTTCAGTGCTCAGAAATCAATAGCTGCCCTCCCGGGAGTTTTGGACTTGGCAACTGCTGGATGTATTGATTTAGGTAGAGCTTCAGACATTGCTACTAATGCTCTTACAGCAATGGGATTGGGTGTTGGGGATCTTGGCAGGATAAATGATGTCTTTGTTGAGAATATTAATAGAACTAATACAGATTTAGAAGGAATGGCCGAGTCTTTTAAATACTCGGCTCCTGTTGCCAAAGCCTTTGGATATGATATAGAAACACTGTCAGCTCTTATAGGTCAGTTAGGAAATGCGGGTATTCAGGGAAGTATGGCCGGAACACAGCTAGCTATGGCCATTCAAAAAGCCTCTGAAGTGTCTGCTGAATTTGGTCTTGGTCCTGGAGCACAACTTGTTGATGTTTTAAAAGCAATTAATGAAAGAGGGACTACAAATCAGCAGATTATGGACATGTTTACTGAGAGGGCAGGAAGAGCAGTCCTAGTTTTAAAAGATCTTGTTCCTGAAATAGAGCAGTTGCGAATAAAATTATACAATGCTGAAGGAGGGGCTAAAAAACTTGCTGATATAATGAGGAGTACAGTCACAGGTT